TTAAAAGAGATGCTCGAAACAATGACTTATGACAAGCTAATTGAAGTAAGCTCTACCCGTGCTGAGATGATTCAAAAGCAGCTTAAATTTATTCCCATTCCAAATGGTGCATCAATAACAATAGGATAGTATTATGGCCAGACTTTTTATAACACAAAGAGAGATGTCTTTTATCAACGACATCGCAAAAGAGATAGTTAAAGACGTTGTAGGTCAAAAGATATATTATTATTCTATTTCAGAAATTAAGACTCAAATACACGATATTTACGAAGAATCTCCTGACAAGATATTTGATGACCCAATTGAAATAGACTGTATGGTTAAGTATCAAGAACAGGAAATAAGAACAAATCAGTTTGGATCTGAAGAGTTTTATAACATTGAGTGCTACATTCAGAAGAAAGATCTTTTAGATAAGGGAATCGAAGTAAATGAAGGTGACTTCTTTTCATACGGATCTGTTTTCTTTGAAGTTATAAAATCACCTACATCATCTACAATTTACGGTCAAATAGAATACGGAAACTTTATAACAGTAACAGGAAAGCAGGCAAGAAAAAGACAGTTTGTTTCAAAAGTGTTTGGTCCTACATCACAAAAATATACAGACGAAGACGCCGTTCAAGATACATTTGTTCAGCAGCGCGGATTTGAAAAGAACAGGCTAGGAGAAACAGGTGATGTTAGAGATCTAGTTAAAAAAGGTGTTCTTGAAAAGCCCATAACAGGACCCAAAGAAGTTTCTCCTCGCGGTGACAAAACAGGGGCGGGATCTTCTTTTTATGATGAGGATTAATTATGAAAGGCGTAAGCAGTGGATTTGAAGGTTTAAACACAGAAGAAGAATACTCTATTCCTAACAATGGGATAGAGGATGTCGACAGAGCTGTGTTTGAGCTGTTTGATAAGAGATTAAGCTTTGAAGTTTCAAACAAAGATAGAACTATTAAAGTCCCAGTTGTTTTTGCCTCTGGTGAAAGGTTTGCACTAACAAGAAGAAAAGAAGCATTACGTGATGATAACAACGCACTTATTTTACCAATTATATCAATTGTTAGAAAAAGCATAGACTTGTCACCAACACAAAGCCCTTATGGAACAGCAATTTCCAATAGAGATCAAGACCTTTATATAATTAAAAGAAGACTCGCAGAGGAGGATAGAGATTATCAAAATCTTATTAATAAATTAGGATTAAAAAATCAAGAAAACGTCTCTAAGCGCAAATATGTAAAAGGAGATGTATACCCTGGAAACATTCAAAATAAAAATAGTCAGGCATCAAGAAGAAACGAAGGAAACTTGTCACTTTATAGAAACGAAATAGATCTTTCTTCAAGAATTGGTAGAAACATATACGAGATTATAACAATTCCTTATCCTGAGTTTTTTACTGTTGAATACGACGTAACGTTTTGGACTCAGTACGTAACTGAATCTAATCAAATGATTGAGCATCTTGTTTCAAAATTTGACGGGCAAGACAGGGGCTATAGAATATTTACAAATAAAGGATATGAGCACTTTGCTTATGTTTCAACCTCTGTTACAGCAAATGATAATTTTACAGAATATTCCTCAGAAGAAAGAATTATTAAGCATAATTTTACGGTTACAGTTCCTTCTTATCTTCTTGCTCCCGAGGTTGATGGCGTTAATACTCCTTTTAGAAGGTTTCTTTCATCTCCTGAAATTAACTTTGAAATAAGTGAGTCAAAAACATCATCAATAAAACTTAAAGATGTAAACAACAATCAAGACAAGACAAATAAGTTTATATTAAGTGATGTTGATCTTTTGGATAGTGGTGGAAATCCTGATGAGGGTGTTGAGGATTCTGGAATTGAATTAATGTTTGAAGATATCGATCCTAAGACTGGTCAAGTAGTAAAAGAATATAGAAAAGTTTTATCTCGCAACAGAAGAAAAGGAGAAACAGTCTTGTCAGCAGACTTTTTAAGAAAAATAGAAGATATAAACTAATATAGAAATTTGATGTTTTGACTGATACTTATATTAGAAAATATATATAATGATAGGAGACTATGTATGGCTGAACAGACTTTTAAGTCCCCAGGTTTTTTTAATACTGAAACCGTAAAGGAAAGAGATCAAAACCTTGAACAAGCTATCACAACTGTACCTGCCGGGATTGTTGGATTTTCTGAGAAAGGTCCCGCATTTGTACCTACAACAGTGCACAGTTATGAAAGTTTTGTTGAGATTTTTGGTGAAGCAAGACCAGAGTATCCGTCGACTTTGGCGGTAAAAAAATATTTAGAAAATAGAGACGCGTTAACTTTTGTTAGAGTTCTTGGTGCAGGAGCCAATACAATATCTTCACACTTTTTAGATACAGAAACATTTGGAACAGTTCAAAACGGAGGTTTCATATTAACCTCATCAGGAGACCAGGACGATTCAGGAAAAAATGCTTTTGGAGAAGTACAGTTTATATGTGCTGAACATGATATTGCAACAGAAGAAGCCAATGGCTATCCTGTTTTTGCATCTAATAACACAACGTTATCCAGCGATGCTTTTCTTGTAAGAGGAATGCTAATGACAACGTCAGGTTCAAAATTCACGCTAGTTGACTATAATGGAAGCTTTGATCCAGCCTCAAACAATGATTTTTCTGGATGTACATTTGGAAGGGACACAACAGACGAAATGTACGGAAAGTTTAAGCTTATTCTTACTTCAAGTGATAATTCACTAGGAACAGTTGATGGTTTCAAAGGTGCAAAAGTATTCTCTGCCTCTTTAAATCCGTCTGATGATGCTTATATTGCAAAAGTCTTAAATACAGATCCTTCAAGATTTCAAGATGATAAACATTTGCTTTACGCTCATTTTCCTGTTGAAAATGAAATTGCTTCTATTCCAACAAATTCTAGCAATATAACAGACGGTAATGATATCGGTATTGGTCTACTAAGTGGTTCTGCTGGTATGTCAGCTGTTTCAGGAAAAGCGTTTTCTGAAATGTTTGGAAACTTTAAATCAAGATATCAAGCACCAAGAACTACATCTTTTATATCACAGCCTTTTGGAAATGTTGAATATGATTTGTTTCATTTTGAATGCATTGATGACGGATCTCACGCTAATAACTTGTTTAAGGTTTCAATTACAAACATTAGAAAACCCAAGGATTTTGAAGATCCTTATCCTACTTTTAATGTTGAATTACGTGTAAAAAGAGATTTAGACACTTCACCGCAAGTAATTGAAAGTTATGTAGGTTGCAATCTAAATCCAAATAGCGAAAACTTTATTGCTAGTAAAATAGGTGATATGAAGCTAGTTTACAATTTTGACACAACAGACCCAGCAGAAAGAAGACTTCTTGTAAAAGGAACATATCCTAATGTTTCATCTAGAATAAGAGTGGTTCTATCTAACAGTATTATTAACGAGGACGCGCCTAAAGAAGCAGCTCCTTTTGGATTTAGAGGTTTGCCACTCATTAAGACTTTTGGTGAAGAGCCAAATAGAGAAAATCTAGACTTGGGACTACTAAATGGAGACTCTAGGTTTGTAAAGATAAACACCTCAGCTGGGCAAAAAGATGTTTTGTCAGGATCTATTCTTCCTCCTGTTCCTTTTAGGTTTAAGCTTACAATGGGCGAGGCGCTTTCATCACCTGGCTACACGGGTCACGGATCGATTAAAGAGTCAGCAATTAAAGATTTAAGATGGGGAATTCAATTTGAAAGGATTCCAAGAGAAGGAGAAATATCCAACCCAGTAAAAAGACCGAATGAGTCAATCATCTATAACGATCTTCTTGATAATTATTCAAAGTTTCTTGGGATATCAGGATTAGATACACTTTTAACAGGTTCGGGTGCAGATGACTTTCACAGTAACAAGTTTACACTGTCAAGAGTCGCACTAGGAAAACACATATTAACACCTGATCCCCAAACTGTTAGTGGATACACAGCACTACTAACAGGTTCAGCAAGGGATCTTATGAGAGATTCTGCGTATATAAGAAATGCATCTCTTAATGCGGGTGACTATACTTTTAGAGATACATCATATAGCGGAACTAAAACAAGATTAACTCTTGCATCACTTTATGCTCTAACATCTTCTGTTTACTTTAACAGACTCTCAGAATACGCTGGGTTTACTAATATGTTTTACGGCGGATTTGATGGTCTTAATATTTTAGACTCTGATATGGCAGTTATGAACGATAGAGCGTCATCAGCAGATGATGGAGGAAAAGGAAAGAATTCTCCAGATATTGGTCTAACTATGAACTTTGGGTCAGGAGAATCTAACTCAATTGTAAACTCATATAAAGAG